ACTTATGATGAACACTATAGCAAGAATAAGTTTCAAGCTACAGAGTTCATTATAGATGGCGGTCATGGTGAAGGGTTTTGTATCGGTAACATACTAAAGTATGCACAACGATATGGAAAAAAGAACGGCAAGGACAGAAGGGACTTGCTAAAAGTGATACATTATGGTATTATCGCTTTACACGTTAATGATATGGAGAACGATGAATGAAACTTAATAATGAAACGGTGACGGTATTGAAGAATTTTTCTACAATTAACCAGAACCTTGTGATTAAATCGGGTAATAATATTTCTACAATGTCTGCAATGAAAAACATTGTTGCAAAGGCAAAAGTCAAAGAAGATTTTACAAAAGAATTTGCAATTTATGATCTAAATGAATTTCTTGCAGCATTGTCTCTTTTTGATAACCCCGATTTGGATTTTAAAGATGATTTCGTTGTAATATCCGATAAAGCTCATTTAAAATATTGGTACTCTGATCCATCTGTAGTAACAACTCCATCGAAAGATGTTACTATGCCGGAAAGTGAAATTTCTTTTACATTAGAAAGTAATATGTTATCTGATGTACAGAGGGCTGCAGCAGTAATTGGCGCACCAGATATGGTATTGCAAGCTATGTCTTTAGGTCTTGCAGTACTTAAAGTTACTGATAAGAAAAACTCTACGGCAAATGATTATGCTGTAAAGGTCGATATCAATAACGAAGATGGAAAAGATGTGCCATATAAATTCTGGTTTAAAGTAGAAAATCTAAAACTTTTGCCTGGAACATATGATGTGACGGTTTCTTCTAAAAATATCAGCCATTTTGTGAATACAAAAGTAGATGTTGACTATTTTATTGCGTTGGAACCAGAATCTTCTTATGATGTTTGATTCGAGGAATTTATATAATGGAAACTTTTTTGTGGGTCGAAGCATATCGACCTAAAGATGTAAATTCGTGTATACTCCCAAAAAATCTTAAAAATACCTTTTCTGAATTTGTCAATGAAGGTTCAGTTCCCAATCTAATATTGGCTGGTGGTTCTGGTGTAGGTAAAACAACTATCGCCAAAGCTATGCTTGAACAATTGGGTGCGACTCAGATGATGATTAACGGTTCTGAAGAGTCGGGTATTGATGTTCTTAGAACCAAGATCAAGAATTTTGCTTCCACTGTCTCACTTCATGGTGGTAGAAAATATCTTATTTTGGATGAAGCAGACTATCTAAATCCACAGTCAACTCAACCAGCCCTTCGTGGGTTTATGGAAGAGTTTCATAATAATTGTGGATTTATTCTTACATGCAATTACAAAAATAGATTGATTGAACCACTACACTCTCGTTGTAGTGTAATAGAATTTACTATTCCTAATTCAGAAAAACCGACACTTGCTTCGGAGTTTTTTGAAAGAGTTGTTCTTATTCTTGAAGATCAAAAGATTAAATATGATAAGAGGGTTGTTGCTGAAGTTATAAACAAGCATTTTCCAGATTGGAGGCGAGTGCTTAATGAACTTCAACGATATTCTGTTTCTGGTACAATTGATGCCGGAATACTTGTTGATATTGCAGAGGTAAATATAAAAGAACTGATGCAATCGATGAAGCATAAGGAGTTTACTAATGTCCGTAAGTGGGTTGTTAACAACCTTGACAACGATCCTGTACGCCTTTTTCGTAGGATTTATGACTGTTTGTATGATTATGTGGAAGGGAGTAGTATTCCTCATGTTGTGGTTATACTCGGTGAGTATCAATATAAAGCAGCGTTTGTGGCCGACCAAGAAATAAACATGTTAGCTTGTTTGACTGAAATTATGTCTAGAAGTAAATTTAAATGAAAACAATTCATATATACGAAAATGTTCTAGAAGATCATGTTGCAGAATATATTCATATGGAAATAAAAAATCTTTCATGGAAATATGATTATAAATCTGATCCAAATAAACCAAATAATCATTGGCATATTCTTGCTGGACATAATACAAAGGAATGTGTTGATAACGGTTTTGGCTGGCTCCTACCTCTTTGGAATGCTGCAAAAATAAAATATAATTTTGAGGATAAGTATGGATATCAAGATTTTGGTCGTCTGTATATGAACGCTCATACGCATGGCATAGAACCACATATGCACAAAGATGATGGTCAATTTACGATAATTTATTATCCAAGAATAGATTGGAAACAGGAATGGGGCGGCGGCACGTTGGTTGACGGCCAATTAGTTCCATATGTGGGAAATAGTTTAGTTGTATTTAATGCTCATCTGCAACATATGGCTATGCCTGTTTCTCGACAATGTTACGAATTAAGAACTTGTGTTGTCTTTAAATGTTTTACTGGTAAATTTTATGCGAAAAAATATACTAGTTGAGAATAGTTAATGTATGAACTAAAAGACTATATTAATGCTATAAACTATACAAAAGAACCTCTTTTAGATACAGAAGATGAGCATTGGGTTAAGAAATATCCCCCATATATTGTAAATAAGTGTATAGCTCCGTTTACAGACAGCATTATGTTGGTGAATGAAATTAACCAATTACACCATCTAGATAAGAAGTTGCAGTTTGACTTTTTGATAAATAGTCTACGACCAAGGAAAAGGTATGCTCCTTGGATGAAGGCGAAGAAATTAAAAAGTCTAGAGTATGTTAAAGAGTTCTATGGGTACAATAATGAAAAGGCGAAAGCCGCTCTTGATATACTTAATGATGAACAGATTTCCGCCATAAAAGAAAGATTAAATAAAGGTGGAAGAAATGGACGAAGTTAATTGGACCCCAGATCAAATGCTCGAAATTGGGTTAAAAGAACCCGATGATTTTTTAAAGGTACGGGAAACTCTATCTCGTATAGGAGTTGCTTCAAGAAAGGAAAGAAAATTATATCAATCCTGTCATATATTACATAAACAGGGAAGATATTATATCGTGCATTTTAAAGAATTATTTGCATTGGATGGAAAGAAAACTAATTTATCAGAGAATGATGTTGCACGTAGAAATACAATTACCGTTCTATTAAAAGATTGGGGTTTAATTGAAATATTAGGGGAACCAAGTCCAGTAGCTCCACTGAGTCAAATTAAGGTATTATCGTATCGTGAAAAGAATGAATGGACATTAGAAACCAAATATAATATTGGTAAAAAGAAAGAGGTCTAATGGAAAATTTTAAATCTTTTTTGTTAAAATTAAATGAATGGGGTGAAATAGAAGAAAAATCAGAGTATCAAGGAAGAAAAGTTACACTGAATAAACCAACTAAAGGCGATGTTAAAAAGTCTAAAGTTTATGTTAAAAACGAAAAAGGAAACGTGGTAAAGGTTGAGTTTGGTGATCCTAATATGGAGATTAAAGTAGACGATCCTGCTCGTAGACGTAGTTTTCGTGCGAGACATAATTGTGAAAATCCTGGCCCTAAATGGAAAGCAAGATATTGGTCATGTAAGGCATGGTGATGGAAAAGTTCAAAGAATTCATCACAGAAGAAAAAGATGAACCGTATAGGTTAATTGTATTTCAAAACTCTAATGATGTTATTAGAGATGTCAAGGATTCTGCTTTAGGTGAATTGACAGAACTTCTTAAAAAGGAAGCAAAGTCTGCTGGTATAGAAATATATTTTGTAGATTTTACTGGACTTCATGTCTCAAAGAAAAACAATAAACAATACATTAATTCTTTTCCATTTGATGATGATGGCTATGTTGCGTTACCAGAACCTAAAGACCAAGGAAATCCTAATTATCAAGACCCTATAGAAATTGACCCAAAAAATACTATTATTATGCCAAGAGGTTTAGGAACTGCTGGTATGAGTAATAATCCAACTTGGACAGACATAATTAAAGATTTTGAACTTCAAGAATTTTTAACAATACCCTCTATATCTAATTGGGCTATTTGTAGTAGTAAATATTTAACTGATATTTATTGTAGAAAAGCAGGGCTTAGAACTCCAAAGACAATCCCAATAACATATTCCGAAGATACTGAAAGAGTATTTAAGGAATTAAATACAAAATTTCCAATCATATTAAAAACATCAACTGGTTCTCAAACTGGTGTTGGTGTTGTTATAATAGAGAGTATGCGTTCATTACATGCATCTGTGCAAATGTTAAAATTATATGAAAAACATATGCCTATTCTTATTCAAGAATTTATAAAAACTGATTATGATGTTAGGGTTGTAATCCTTGATGGAAAAATTTTGGGTTCAATGAAAAGAGAAGTTATTTCAGATGGTGATTTTAGAAGTAATGTTTCTCTAGGTGCAGAATCTGCTGCTTTTGAATTGACTGAAATGGAAGAAAAAGATTCAATTATCGCTGCAAAAAGTGTTTATGGTAGATTAGTAGGTGTTGATTTTATACCAGCAAAAAACAGAGAGAAAGAGCAACCTTATATATTAGAAGTAAATGCTATGCCGGGATTTGGTGGTATTGAAAAAATAAAAAAAGGTCTTACAAAAGAAATACTTGAATATTTCAAAAATCGTGATAACTGGACATAATAATATAAATATAACAAACATGGAGAACTTGGATGTCACTACAGAAATACGTAAAGCAGTTACGGCCACGCAATGAGTCGTATGTTCC